TTTGGGGCCTTGCGTAGACGGCTTACCAGACTTCGTACCCCAGTCTTCCTTCGTCCACTTTGAGAGCGAATTATCCGCTTTTTTAGGCCCTTTGTAACCCCCACCCGAAGCTTTGTATTTCTGGGTGGCTAATTGGGCCTTACGGGCGCTCCATTGGCCTGGTGAGCCGCCTTTACCCGAAGCTTTGACTGAAGCAACAATGCGCTTCCATTTGGCCGGATCTGACTTGGTTGCTGAACTCATCGCATTAACGCGGCCTCAGCCGCCCTCCTACGGGTTAGACCTGGCAAAACCCTGCCAGCAGCTTTATTCCACTTCAAGCATTCATCCGCGGCACCATCCCAGTTATCAGCATCAATACGCTTCTTAAAGGTGCTAATCCTGTAATTGCCAAGCCCACAGTTATAGGCCCAGCTTGTAACGGCTGCCATACGCCTTGGAAGTGCTTTAGCAAGGCTTGGCGACATCTTGAGCAGTCCACGCACGAAATACTCAACATGATGGTCTAGGGCATCTTCACACTGCTCGATGGTCCATATCGTGCCAGGATTAATTTCAGGACCTGTAGCGCCCCAACCTATGGTCCATGGATGACCGCGAGTACCAGGATCAGGATAAGCCGTCACACGACCGTCAGGTAGGCGCTTTGCCAGCCCTTCAAAGGGCTTGATGAGTACATCCTTGCAAAGCTTCTTGGCTTCGTTCATGACTTGTTGTATTTCTCAATGCTGCGGCCAACAAACCAAAAGGTAAGCATCATGTTTAGCATGGCGAAGTCATCTTCGTCGTAGGACTTGGTTAAGACCTCGGCCCAGTTCGCATTGGTCTGGAAGGCAATCGTCAGACCAGCAGCTTTGACAGCCACATATACGCCAAATGCAATCCAAGTAAGACCGGGGCGGGTAATAGCAGTGATAAAACTAGCGAACCAGCCAGCCTCTTTTGCGGTCTGGGCCTGCTCCTTAAATGCCTCTTTAATCGTGTCCATTTGCTGGATAGAGTAGTCAACATACTTCTCCTCCATCTTGAACTCGCCCCTCATTTTTTCGAGGTCGGTCTGGAGTTGGAACATGGATAGCTCGTGCTGCCGCTCGTTCTTCTTGTCCAAAAACTTGAGGACTTCAGGGGCAAGCCGAAAGATGCCGCCAAAGATGGAGCCAAGCAAACCACCACCGAGTAGTTCAAACATGGTTACCCCCTAGCCGTTACGATGTCGGCACCTTTTTTAACCGTAACTTTGCTGCCTTCAACATCAACTTGCATAGGTGGTTCGGCACGGTCAAGCTTATCTAACCGGGTGATAAGGTCCTTAATGACTTCAAACTCAGGCTTTTCCTGCTTGGGTGCAGTGCCTGCAATGCCGTTTAGCATTTGAATAAGAGCAGTAAGTGAAGCGCCAAGAAGGCCCATAACAGCAGCAATTTTTTCGCCTTCTAAAAACAGTGATGCGCCAACACCCACAAGCACAATAAGGAAGATATACAGCAAGCCATCTTCGCCAATGGCCTTGCCAGCAACTTCCTTGGCAGAGTCCTGAGCCTTTAGCTCTTCAAGCCTGATCTTCGCTTGAGCCTTAATAACTGCTAACTCGTGGGTCTTATCGTCCATCATATGCCAAGCAAATTCTTAACAAACATGGCTGCAACACCAGGTCCAAGGAGGACCGCGGCAATCGTGATGTAGAGCAGATATTCAATACGCTGCATACGTTTTGAGCCATCAGCAAAACGCTTTTCGATGTTTTCATAACGGCTTGCACAAATAGCTTCGTGTACTGATAAGCGCTTGTCTAAATCGTCACTCATGATTAGTACCAAAATTTATGGCTGAGCTTTGAGAAGCGCTATTTCTGCTTGTAAAGCCTCTACTTGGGCTGCTAATTCCTGAACGGCTTTTACTAGGGGGGAGATAAACATTTCACGGCTGATGGCTTGAATACCATCTGACCCCTGATCCCAGCCATTGAAGGTTGTGCATCCTTCAGCATCTAGCGCTGCTTTAACCTCTTGAGCAACAAACCCGTGTATCACTGTTGTTGTGTCAACGGGATTGACTGGGTTGTAGTACGGATGATCCTGTGGGAGTTCATTCCTGGGCTTCCAGGTGTATTTGATTGGATTTAATCTTTTGATGAAAGACAAGCCTAGCGTATCTGGGCCAACAATGTTTTTCATTGTGCCATCAGATGTTTGCGTCCAAGTTGCATTGACTGTGTAAGCGTTATATATTTTTCCTGCATTACTACCTATAGTTACATTACTATCGCCAACTCCAACAAGTTTTGAACCAATGACAATTTGATTTGTTGCGCTAGCTGAATTGGCATCCGCCCCCGCTCCTATTAGGGTGTTACTTGTCCCAGTTGTTATAGCTGTACCGCCTGAGTAAGTGGCGCTTCCAGTAAGATAACCAATATAAGTGTTATCAGTGCCTGTGCTGTTATTTATGCCTGTGCCGTAACCAAAAGCAGTATTTTGGTTGGCGGTATTGCTATACAAAGAAAAATAGCCTGCTGCTGTGTTATACGACGCAGAAGTCACAGCTTGTAAAGCTTGGTACCCAACTGCTACATTTCTAGTACAGCCACTTCCCGAATCTAAAGCCCCGCTTCCTATAGCGACGTTTTCTGCTGCACCTACACCTATAGTTAAAGCTTGATATCCAAGTGCAACATTATTTGTTCCTGATGTAATGCCATTGCCAGCGTTGTATCCAACAAATGTATTGTTCACGCCGGTATTACTACTTCCAGCCCCGCTGCCAAGGGAAGTCTCAAAAGGTGTTGCTGAATCGGTTTGCCCTGTCAAACTTGTTGGGGCGGCGGCAGATGTCCACGTTGTACCATTGGATGTTAAAACATTGCCATTAGTGCCAGGAGCTACAAACTGAACGGCTGAAGTTCCATTTCCAAGGATTACATTATTAGCTGTAAGTGTTGTTGCGCCAGTACCCCCCTGAGCAACAGTCACAGCAGTTCCAGTGGTTAAAAATGTTCCAGATACATCCGGCAAAGTAAGTGTTCTGGAAGCTGTTAGCGTAGTTGGGGTGATTGTTGCACGATAACTTAAAGTGCCACCAGATCGGCCAGCAAGAATAATTCCGTCTTGCGTTGATGTAGCCGTGCCAAATGTTTGGCCTGTACCATTGTAAAAAGTGTTTGCCCCCGTAAAAGCATTATTACCCGCAAGAGTTACCGCTGGGGCTGAAGATGACCAAGTTGTGCCGTTTGAAGTTAAAACATTTCCGCTAGTACCCGGAGCCACAAATTGAACGGCTGATGTACCGTTACCAAGAATGACGTTGTTAGCGGTTAGGGTTGTCGTTCCAGTGCCGCCATTTGCTACACCTAGACCAGTTGTAAAGTTTATATCCGCGTTTGGTAGCGTTATGGTTCTTGATGCAGTAAGCGTAGTAGGTGTAATTGTTGCAGCGTAAGAGTTTGTTCCGCCCGCTCTACCGGCAATAACAACGGCGTCTTGTGTGCTTGCAGCTTCTGACCTAATTGCATTTGCTGCCCGGAAAGTTTGCGCGGCAGTGAAGGTTTGTGCTGTACCAATAGTGGCTAAGGTATCTGTAACCGCAGGTGCTGTAAGCGTTGCATTAGCTGCAATGCTATCTGGAGCTTTGATTGCTACGTAATTACTACCGTTGTCTGTATCCTCTGGTAGACGAATCTCTGCTCCTGCCGTAGCGTTACCAATAACAGTAAGCGGAGTGTTCAAAGATGCTCCACTTGCAAACGACAAAGTTCCAGAGCCGTTCGTTACTATGAACTGTCCTGAAGAGCCATCTGCCGTGGGATACAGCAAGTTGGCAGGATTGTTCATCAACCTAATGACGTTGCCCGTGGTGTTCTTGGCAAACAGAATCATCCCGCCATCGTTGTAATTGATGGCAAGTTCACCAGCGTTTAAGTTACCGGCTGAAGGCGCCGTGGTAGACGCCGTGTTGGTTCTGTAAAGCTGGATAGGCGTAAAGTTAGTGGCTGGCATTAGAATGTACCTCCGTCGATCACTGCCCACTCAGGGGCTGAAGCACCAGCACGAAGGACATAACCTTGAGTTCCTAGTGCTAATGTTGATGTTGTTGCACTTGCAGTTTGATAAACCAATGAACCTGCAGCACCACCTGTGACATTAGTTGCTGTGGTTGCTGTAGTAGCTGTTCCTACCGTAATCGTGGCAGGGTCTGTGTACTGAGGCGCTGTGCCGGAAGATGTCAGGATGTAGGTTGATGCGCCAATCCCGAGCTTACTGAGCGCCGTGCCCGTGGCGTAATACAGTAGATCGCCAGCCGTGTAAGTGGTGAGTCCTGTGCCGCCATTGGCTGTGGTCACAGTGCCTAAGCTGATGTTTGGCGTTGCACCACCAGAGGATGCTAAAGGAGCAGATGCCGTGACGGAAGTAACCCCTCCTCCGCCTCCTGAAACATCCCACACAAATGCAGACCCATTCCATTTAAGGAATGTATCCGTAACTGTCGGCGCAGTGACAAATGTGGTTGACCCAGCACCTGACTGAAACAAAATTTGATTCGCCGTACCACCGGCAATATTTGTCGCCGTAGTGGCAGAAGTTGCCGCGCCCACGGTAATAGTTGCCGGGTCCGTCCACTGTGGGGCAGATCCCGATGACGTCATGATGCGTGAAGCAGCACCGATGGCTAGCTTTGAGAGTGCTGTTCCAGCAGCGTAGTAAAGCGTATCGCCTGCTGTATAGGAAGATAGGCCCGTGCCACCATTGCTCGTGTTAGTTATTCCCGCACCCGCTGCAATGGCAGAAACAGTTGTTTTGACAGTCCCACCGTTTTGAACAATGGGAACTAACTCTGTGCCTGCTAATGCAGTGGCATCAGGTAACTGGGTAATAGTTTGATTTGCCATTATGGTGAAATCGCTAGTCCGTCGAGATTCCCATTGTTTTCCGGCGTCTGGGTATTGCCCTCTGTCGAAAGGATAATCGACTGCTGATCATTCAAGACCAAATTATTCTGGATAGCAGCCACAGAAACATCAGGCCTTGGAAAACGTAAGTTAATGCGCTCTGTCTGCCGTGCTGGTAGGCGATAAGGATCTTTTTCATCGCGGCAATTCTCCTCGCAAACCATCAACCCTGGAAAGTTAATGTCAGGGCCAAGGGTGGCGTGAGGGCGTTTCATGCGACAACGATCGCAAATTGCAATCGCGATGTCGCTGTAGCCCTCAGTGTCAAGGAACATTGGCATTATCGTGTCCTACCCTGAGATTCTAGAGTAGCGCGGCGCGATGCAACTCGCTTCGCAATTTGCTCAGCCGTCTGCTTGCGACCCTTGGCTGCGGCTGATAACTTAGCGCGAGTGTCATCAGAAAACGGAATGCCTTTGTTTGCTGGTACGCGGCCAATCAACCAAGGAGTAGAACGAGGAATGCCTTTTAATGGGCTTACATATCCTTCTGGTCGCACTCGGCCAAGTTCAAGCGTGGCCATCTGTTTTGGGGTTGCCTTTCTTCCAATCAGTGCCTTGCGAACCTTTTCTATGGCCTCTGGACTTTTTGGCTTTCCTTTGGCCGCCGCGGACATCTTTGCCCGTGTTTCTGCGGACTTAGGCTTTTTCAGGTAAGGTTTGGGAATGCCCTTTTTGTTGGGAATTAATTCATCTGTCAGGCCATTAATAATTCGGTTGTATGCCCAGCCATCAGCGGGATTGCCAAATATTTTGTATCTGACTAGATGAACAATCGCATGGTCAATTGGATGCAAAAGAACCAAATTCTCAGCGGAATTATCCCCGCCCTTATATCTCGGGGTAATGTGGTGCTTATGAAATCCTTCAAGCAGGTTCATTTTTCTAGCGGGTATATGGATTTATGTTGACTGCAAAGTAAATCGGGCTGCGATCGCGCTCTTCTGCCTCGGCAAGATTAAGATACTTTTCAGCCTGGCCTTCAAGGTATTGAATGCGATCCATCGGCACTTGGGGCAATTCCATGCTCATTTGATGTGCCAACATCCCTACTGTAGCCAAGTACCAGCGCTGCGGGATTTGCAATTCATCGGTCAAATCGCCCACATCCATGATTTGCTTGGAATACCAGACCGTCATCTGTACATACCACTCATTCGGCACTGGCCAGAGGTAAATTTCAGGCTGTGGGACCGTGCGATTGAACCAAAACTGGTAGGGCTGATTGGCCGTGAAGTTTTTGTTGGGCAAATTCGTGTAATCGTCACGATTTAGCCTTGCCATTTGGATTTCACGCGAGTTATTGCCCACATAAAACTCACGCAAGGCCAGTGTTGTGCCGCCAGATGCCCTTACTCGGTAGTATTGGACGCTCTGACCGGGGTCGATGTCATACCAGACCCACTGTTTGTCAGTAACAACCACTGATCCGATGTCATACAAGGTGTTCCAAGTTGATCCATCGGTCGAATACTCAAGGGTGAGAGTCCATGTGGCACTTCCACCACCAGAAACATAGGGGAGCAGACCGATTGACCCAGCATAAATCGGGTTGCTCGTACCAAAATTGATCGAAATATTGCCATTAGTGCTTGTTTGCAGGCAGTAGGTATCAACATCATCATCTCCTGCGTAGGCTGCATTGCCGCCAGCACTGCTTGAGTAGCTGCCAGAAGGCCGTGTCATGGTCCGATAAAGCACATTCAAGGCGTCATTAGCACCTACTGGCAGGGTGTAAATGTATTTTTCTGGCGTTAGGCCAATCACTTCCTTCTTGACAGCCCAATATTGGATGCCAATGTTGATTAGATTGGTCAGCACAAAGCCCAAGGACTCTCTGGCCGTTAGCAATTGCTCGCTGGTCAACTCCTCAGCAAGCTTGCCACAGCGCCTCGCAGCATGATCTATGATGGTCTGTACTGGAAAGACTTGGCCATAGGTATCGGAATATGACATTTACTCGCCCTTTACCATGACGGGCAGTTCCAGCGCTTCATGGACGCCCTAGCTCTTGAGCCAGGCTCAGACTTACGCGCTATGGGTCCCATACGAGCACAAAACGAGTCACGCCTTGGCCCTCCTTGGGGCTGTGGCGCCTTCAAGTTTGATCCTGTTTCTCGGTTGTACTTCGCTCTGCCCTTGGCGGTAAGACCCGCGCCTTGATCTGCCGGAAGCTTTTCACCACGGCCAATCGCCAGGCTCGGACCACCGTTTTTAAGCTGTTCAGGAAGCTTCGCATACGATTTCCCTTTCACGTTGGACTGCGTAAACTCTGCAGCCACATCAGGTCGAATGCCTACTTTCTTGGCAAACTTAGGATTATTTTCGGCTGCTTTCATGAGCCGAAACTGTGCTTTACTCTTGGCTGGCATACTTCACCCAATTGGTTGAAGCCTCATCCCAAGTATACATCTGACCATCGTTAGGCATTGCAATAGGCGCTTCCCACTGAGCGTTTGCGTTAAGTAACCAACTGGCAAAAGGCTTAGGCGGTACGAAAGCGTCTATATCTGCTCGGTAGGTATAGCCAATCCCTGCGTAGTTCTTACGCATGTTGCCGTTGTAGCTTGTCTGCTTCCAAGTGCCGCCAAGAATCTTCTCAAGATGCGCTGCACCGATATGCTCTTTCTCTACGCCAGAAGCATCAGAGGTGTCCTTGTTATCCACTACGACAACTTGTTGCACCACACCATTTTCATCAATACGGGCAAAGTGAGCCATTACGCCTCCAGCTTTAATCCAGTTAAATCCATTTCTTCCCCGACTACACCGACTGGGAAGGTATTAAACGATAGTGAAATCCGAGTGTCATCGCCTTTGACTTCAGGAACCATATGCGTCAGTGACGATGGAAACAGAATCAGCTTGCCAGTAGTGGCTTCAAACCACCAGCTTTCAGAGTTGTACGGATTCCACTGCTCAGGCGGGAACTTGATCTGCTGCCAGCCATCACGGTAGAAGTAAATCCTGTCATCAGCGTTAGTCTGCACATAAAACACACCTGAGATATAGCTATTAGGATGTGCATGTTTGTGGTGATATTGCCCAGGCTCCGAGTAGTTACACCAGCTTTGGGTAACTCTCATGCTGACATTGTGCTTGGGATTGACTGTGTTTTTGAAGTAATCCGACACCGCATCTTCAATGAACGAACGCAGGGACGTTAGCGCAGGGTCACGCAGTACAAAGTTATTCGTGCTTGTCGTGTTACCCATGTTGGGTCGTGTCGGCAGTTCTCGGATGAAGAACAACTCCTCATCGCTCATTGGTCTGCCAAGCTCTGCAAAGCCTACAGGGATGGGAAATAAGTTATGCAACTGCACGTTCAAATTCCTCTTTGGCTATGCCCATCTCTTTCAGTTGCTCGTCGGTGTAGATCGTTGGGATGCTGTCCTCAAACTCACGAATCTTGTCAATGACCCAATACACTTCTTCTATGGAAGGGCATGGCCGTGGATCATCCCACCTTGTAAAGACGTTGTTTGATATTTCCCACTTTGCACCTGGACGTAAAAGGTGCATAGCTGTGTCGATTCCAAGAAACTTATAAACTTTTGTAGTCATGTTATTGATTGATTTTGATAATTACGATACCGGAGCTTCCTGCACCGCCGTTACCTTGATTCCCTGCACCGCCGCCGCCACCTGAACCTCTATTCGCTGGTGATGCTGCGCTTCCGTTGCCACCCGCCCCCAATGCACTTCCAGCCCCACCAATACCACTACCACCGCTGCCTGCGCCAACACCGTTAGGGCTGTAACCTCCGCCACCACCCCCACCAGAATAAGTTACTGATGAACCGGAAATCGTAGACAATTGTCCTGCGCCGCCGTTACCACCAGACGAAGAAGTTCCTGCACCCCCTGCGGCACTTGCGCCGCCTCCTCCGCCTGCTCCTATATTTGGCCCTCCTGGTTGCCCACCACCATCGTATCCTTGTCTAGTTCCCGAAATAAATGGAGAACCTGGATATACACTTGACCCACCTGTTTTTGCGCCAGAGTTTGCATTGTCTCCGCCAGCTCCACCACCAGATCCACCAGCATTTCCGTTAGAACGAATGATGCCTCCACCGCCACCGCCAAAAGCATTAATGCCGCTTAAAGCACCAGTAATAGTTGTACTTGAAACTGTTTGACTTACGTTAACTGTGTAAGTACCAGCACCACCCGTTCCTGTGCCATAAGCAGTAATAAACGTTCCAGCAGCGACTCCTGTTCCAGACAATGCCATGCCAGCGTAAAACGTATTCGTTACAGTTCCCCCGACGGTAAGAGTGGTTCCAGAGATAGAAGATGCGGTTCCAGAAGCATTTGAAATAGATGGGTCGTTGGATATAGGTGAACCATAAAAAGAAGAATTTGTTCCCATCAGACCTGCATTAGTTGGAGAACCGCTACTTCCTGCTCCACCGCCACCTACTACTATCGTGTATTCATTTCCACCTGTTACAGAAAGACCCGTTCCCTCTCTGTAACCTCCAGCACCACCGCCGCCAGCCCAATCTTTGCCACCTCCCCCACCACCCGCAACCACAAGATAGTCAACGCTGGTTACACCTGTCGGGCATGTCCACTTAGTAGTGCCTTTGAACGTAAATACGGTTTGGCTTGGTACGGTGTACTTGAGGATTACTATGCCGGAGCCGCCTGCGCCGCCTGTATATGGTGTGGTACCACTACCACCGCCGCCGCCACCTGTATTTACAGTACCAGCGTTTCCGTTTGTCGTTGTGGTACCAGCCCCACCACCTCCAGCACCACCTGAGCCAACCAAACCTCCTGGCGTTCCAGCACCGCCCCCACCGCCTCCTGCATAGGTGACACTAGACCCTGAAATTGAAGATGCTGTTCCTGCCCCTCCATTTCCAGATTGCTGAGTTACGCTATTTCCAGTATCTCCAACAGCAGACGCGCCACCTCCGCCACCGGATGCGTAATTTGGAACCTGCGCCCCGCTGCTTCCGCCCGTATTGCCTTGTGAAGGAGATGTAGAAGGCGTGTTTCCTGCCCCTCCAGGTAATACACCAGCACTAGATGATCTTCCGCCGCCCCCACCAGACCCACCAGCGCCTGCATTATTAGTGTTTACGTCGCCACCTCTACCGCCGCCAGCAGATGTTATGGTTGAAAATATTGAATTACCGCCAACTGTTGAAGCAGCGCCGCCACTCCCTACAGTAACCGTGTAGTCGGTTCCTGCGGTAACTGATAATCCTGTTCCAGTACGAAAACCACCTGCTCCGCCTCCACCCCCTGTACTGCCACCCCCACCACCACCAGCCACAACCAAATACTCAACACTAGTAACACCAGTAGGGCAAGTCCAAGTAGACGTAGCGGTAAAGGTTTGGACGACGGTGTAGTTGTATGGTGGCCATATGCCTTGCCTCTGAGCAATGAATTGCTCCATAAGCGACCAAACACCCTTGGCCGAGCTAACTGTGGGTATGTTTGCTGGGCCTATGACCCCGCCGTTACCTCTGGGCATGTCTTACCCCTAAGAAATATCT